GTTTCCCAGTCACGATCCAGCAGCATGGTCAGCAGCAGAGTCAGCAGTATGGTCAGCATGGTCAGCAGCAAGGTCAGCAGAAAGGTCAGCAGCAAATAATTTATTATGCGATATGATAGAAAAAGAAACAGGATGGGATTTAAGTTTTAGTAGGTGTGAAGATAAATAATTTACAGAAGGTGATATGGATGAATAATTTAGTAAAGAAAAATTCAACAGAGCTGGTTAGCCAAGGCCAGCAATACTCAAAACTAATGGAGCTTGCAATAACTCAAAATGCAGATGTGGACAAGCTTGAGAAACTAATGGATCTGCAGGAGAGATGGGAGGCTAAGGAGGCCAAGAAGGCCCACACAAAAGCTTTGTCCATGTTTAAGTCTAAATGCCCTATAATCGAGAAAACAAAGAAGGCCTACAATTACAGTTATGCACCGCTCCCGTCCATAGACGAGCAGATAAAAGGTATATTGCAGGAGTGCGGACTGTCTTTTAGATTTGAACAAAGTCACAAAGGAGGAGAAATACAGGTTGCTTGCGTTGTCACCCATGTAGATGGACATAGCGAGAGAACCATGATGAGCGCGGAAGCGGACAACACAGGCTCTAAAAACGCAGTTCAGGCGATCGGTTCAACCAATACATATCTGCAGAGATATACTTTGATTGGAGCACTAGGTATCACCACGGCTGATGAGGATGATGACGCAGCTAGGGCAAGCGAAATTAATATAAATGATTTGCTGGACCTATATAAGTTGGTTAGAGATAAATTTGATACCGTCTGCGCAGTTAAAGAGGGTATTGCGAATGATGACTTTGAAACGGCTGGAGCCTACTGGCAGGATTTAACCAGGGTAGAAAAAACGATGTTATTCAGAGCTCCAACCAAAGGCGGCATATTTACAACGGAAGAAAGAAATCTAATGAGCGGAGATAAAAGAGAGTTTTTTAGTTCGCCGATAAGTGTTTCAGAATTTGAGCGAGAGAGGGATTTAAAATGATAAACCCCAACAAAACCAAAAGTATTAACATTATAACCAAGGCGCTTGCTACAAAAGGTGTGTTTCAGTTTAGATGCTATGTGACCAGGAATAAAAATGGAACCAAAGAGCAGCACGGAGAAAACCTAAAAAAAGCCTTATTCAGGCTAAATGATGATGGCGCTCTTAATATTACATCGAGACGATTATTCACAAAGTCTTTCAATGATGGGTCTAGTATAAGTGGTGTTAATTACATAGCAATGCCAACAATAAACCAGGTGATAAAATGAGTATAAGCAAGAAAGATCAAAAACGAATGTATAATATAGAGTTAAGGAAAAGGGAGCTTGAAAAGAGCAAAAACCCACCACCAAAAAACTTTAATTTAGTCATGTCTGCGTTCAATATATGTGTACACAGCCACTAATTTGCCCGTGTAGCGCGAATCCATTATAATGAAAGTTCACTAAATCAAGGTTTTAAATAATGATAAAACAATGTATTCATTCAGTCATCAGTATAATCGGTGGCGAATCCTCAAAGAGGGAAGTATTGTTCTTTCTGGAATTGGCACAGTTGAGGCAGCGCTAGAAATAGCGAAACTGTATGACATTGTTATATCAAAATTTAACCAACAAACAATAAGGGTAGTAGCATGAGTGGTTCAGTACAGCCAGACAAACCAAAAAAAACAAACAGAACCAAAAAAAGGAAAACTAAGAAGTAATGCTTTCCTTTTTCGATGTTACGGCGCTGCTTTTGGTTGCCGTAGCATATTTCACAGAATACCGCAAAGGTAATGTTACAAAATTTATATTAATTTATTTGGTTTTGTGCAATATAACCAGCATTATTAACCCAAACAACTTGGGTGAGCTTGATTATATTCTAAAAATAGCAATCGACGCGCTATTTATAATTTCTTTAATACGGATAAATCCACCACCTTTATTGCTAAAAGTAATTTTTGCATCGATGGTTTATAATGGTTTTGCATATATAGAGTACAACTCAGAGTACATGATTATATACAACCTTTATGCGCCAGTGATGTATTTGCTAACTAGTATCCTCGTATATATTGCGTTTAATGATGGTGTTCGAAATGGAATTGACAGCGATAACTGTAATAGGGTTAATAATCATACTGATAATATCGATAATCGTATCGTATCAGATGGGGAAACATTTTGAGCGAGACAGATTCCATAGGCAGCAAATTAGAAACAGCTTTCGAAGGCTCAATGAGGCTCATACTAGAGCAAAACAAACAGACTCAGGAAAACCTAAACAAGCTCACAAATTCAGTAGACTCTCTCGTGAGGATATCCATAGAATCTGAGGCAAGGCATAAGGCTTCCGATGAAAGATTTGAGAGGATAGAGGTTACACAGAAAGAGCAGGGAAAAAAACAGGCATTACAATCTGATCTAATACTTAACATTACAAAAGATGTGGAGGTTAGCTCTAGCCGTTGGGGTTTTGTGATGAAGATATTTGGGGCGGTTTGCACAATGGCAGCTCTGGCGGCAACTGGTATTATATTTGGTATTAACAAATGATTTCAGCAATAGAGCAAATCAAGATAGATGAAGGTTTTAGAGGTCAACCATATGAATGCACTGCAGGTAAAATTACTATAGGCTACGGAAGAAACCTAGACGACAACCCATTAACAAAAAAAGAAGCTGAATATCTCCTACGAAACGACCTCGAGAAAATATCAAAAGAAGCTGCAAAGTTACCTTATTACTCCGAGTTAGATCCATATAGACGAGGCGTTATACTTAACATGCTGTATAACCTGGGCATGACTCGATTTCTAAAGTTCAAAAACATGAATAAAGCCTTAGCTATGAAGAATTACTATCTTGCGGCTGAGGAGATGCTGGATTCTAAATGGGCTGACCAAGTTGGAGATAGAGCGACAAGGTTGGCCAAAATAATGAGGAATGGATGATGACTTGGAGAAAGTTTAAAAACAGACTAAACAAATGTATTCACTCGATGACTATATGGTTTAATACGACTGGCGCTGCGATATTAACAGCAACACTGTTTGAACCTAAATTTGTGGAGTATATGGATACGCACAACCTATCTATGGTCCTGATTATCGGAAACATTATACTAAGGTTTAAAACAAACAAAGACCTGGCAGATAAATGATATTCACTTCAATCTGGTCAAAAGTAGCTTCTGCGATGGGAGTTGTCATTGCAGCGCTTTTAGCTTTCATTAAATTCCGGTCAGGAAAAATAGAAAAGCTTGAAAGTAAAGTCAAAGTAAGCGAGAAGCTTGATGAGGTTAGGGAAGCTCAAAAAGAGGCCAAAAAAGAGATCTTAAAAGATGAAGCTAAGGAAGTTAAAAAGAAGCTTAAAATTAAGCCTACTAATACTAGGCGTGAGCGTATTAAGCGCATGCGAAACAATAACACTCGCACATGAAGATTTAGAATGTCTTGATCAGGCAGCCTATACGCTTGATGATGATGTGTTGGCTAACATGGACGACCTTGAGTATAGAATGGTTGAAACGCAAGTTATAGCCTATCAGGAGCGTCACAAAAGCCTTTGTAAACTAATAGAGGTGCATAATAATGTCTTTGGAGAGTAGAGTTAAATCATTAGAGAATAAAATAACCTTCCTTGAAGTTGAGAATAGCTACCTTGAGCAGAGACTAAACAAGATGGAATACCAAAACAAGCAATTTAGATTTCACCTTGGAATATATGATACAGATCACGACTTCGGAGAACCAACAGAGATAGGGCAAATAGATGAGTAGCATGGAAATAACACGAGGCGAGGACACTAGAGAGTGCAAACCTCCAATCCTTACAAAGTCAGAGAAGAACGCAAGCGGAGCAGGAAAGGGTGATCGAATACCTTTTGACGTAGAATCTAATAGAAACTATCGTTCTAATGACGCTTATTGGGAAAACACCACATTCGCCAAAAAGCAAAGAGCTAAACTTAAAGCCAAAAAGTAAATGTACTTTAATGGTAACGCATAACCTGTTAAAATAAGGTTAAACTTCTTTCATAAAAATATAACTATGCCTAAATCAAAAGCCGAGCTAATGAGAGAAACCCGTCAACGCAGAAAGAGCGCTGGATTGGTTGATTTTAGAGTCTGGGTGACTCCAGAACAAAAAGAAATGATATTAGAGCTTCTTAGAATGAGCGATAAAGATGCGTAAAACAAAAACACATATGGCTGTTAATTTGATGGTTAACGGCTCATTATTCAGGCAGCAAAATAAATCTGTTGAGTCACAATGGGAGTGGTTAAAAGATAAGCTAAGGGAATACATAAATGAAGAGTCGCAAATTCAGCGAGAGCGAGAAATACAGATTGAGAAACATTAAGATAACAAAAGAAATAGAATTAAGAATAGCTGATAAGGTTATCGAGTCCTTGGGAAAGGAATTAGTTGAAGAAAAGCACGAGAAGGATTTAATCGGTATATTTCCTGGAGAAAGATAATGGCAGGCGGCAGACCAAGCAAATACAACGAAGAAACTTGCGACAAAGCAAAATGGTACCTAGAGAACTATAGTGATTGTGGTGACATGATACCTAGCGCTGTAGGTTTAGCTGTTTATTTAGGGATAGGGAAAAGAACTATATACGACTGGTCCAACCAGGAAGATAAGAAAGAGTTTTCGCATATATTAGATAAAATACAGGCTGCACAGGAGAAGATTCTTGTTTCCAGAGGGCTCGCTGGTGACTTTAACGCGGCGATAACTAAGCTAGTGTTAGGTAAGCATGGATATCACGATAAGGTTGAGCAGGATGTCACCAGTGGCGGCAAAGAGATCAAGAATAATTTCATAATTCAGCCAGTGACAACCAAAAGGAAGAGTGATGACTGAATGCGATCTAGCTAAAGGAATTATCGTGATTATTTCAGGTGTTGGATTTGTGATATCAACCTATTTTTACATTAAGTCGAGACTGTGATGAGTGATAAGGTAGAGATTGATATGCGTCCATCGTATGCCCGCATGGATTACAGAATGTCAGGAAATCTATATATAGAAAAAACAAGCCAGACTTTATCGAGCAACCTAGAAGATTGGCTTATGCACCACCCTAAGACAACTATATGTATATTTGCTGTACTCTATTCTATTGTAAGCAATCTAAGCGCATCAGCAGCACTAATCACCTTTTTGCTTGATGGCTGATATTCCACTTCAAATAACCGAGGGCATAGCATGGCTAATGTCCAAACCCAAAAGAATCAAGATAGCTGTAGGTGGGCGTGGGTCTGCCAAGTCTATAGGTGTTGCTGATGCTATGTTGGTATATGCAGACCAGGGTCAGCGTATCTGTTGCACTCGAGAATACCAAAACTCAATCGATGACTCAGTACACCAAAACCTCAAAGAAGAAATAGACAGGCTTGAGATAGAAGGCTTTGAATCATTAACTAATGAAATCAGGACTCATAGCGGCGGTCAAATTGTCTATAAAGGCCTAGCAAGAAACATTACCTCGTTGAAGTCATTGTCTGGCATTAATAAGCTCTGGATTGAAGAGGGAGAGAGTGTTAGCCAAAACAGTTTAGATGTATTGATACCATCTATAAGAAGTACAGCAAAGAATAATGCCGATGATGCTGAGCCGCCTGAGATATGGATAACCATGAATAGAGGCTCAAGACAGGATGCTATAGCAAAGGATTATCTATCCAGGGGTGAGGCAGACTTAGCTAGGTGTGGTAGATACGAAGATGATATGGTGATGATTGTCCAGATGAACCACACAGAGAACCCATGGTTCCCGCCAGAGTTGGAGCAGCAAAGATTAGACTGTAAAGCTCAGAAGTCAACGGATTACTATGATCACATATGGGGAGGTGAATACAATGAGACAGTCGAGAGAGCTATTATCAAGAAGGAATGGTTTGATGCCGCAATTGACTCTCATGTTAAGCTCGGGATCAACCCAAAAGGCGCTACAATTGTATCACACGACCCAGCAGATGAAGGCGGAGACTCAAAAGCGTATGCCTGTAGGAAAGGTGTGCTGGTAAAAGATGCTGACGAGATTATTGCTCAGGATGGTAACGAGGCGTGCGACATAGCAATAGAGAGAGCCATCCGAGACGGTGCAGATTTGTTCGTATGGGCTGGTTGATCGTGACTGGGAAAC